CTCTAAAATGCTAGATTACATTGTCTCTAATCGACGGGACGGTGGTCTTCCTGAGGGTCGAATTGTCGAAATCTTCGGACCTCCTTCAATTGGAAAATCTCATATCGCCACGCAGATTGCTCGATCCACGCAGCAAATGGGAGGCATCGTAGTCTATATTGATACAGAAAACGCCACATCAGTTGAAAACTTAGCTGCTCTTGGGGTTGATGTCTCTAAGAGATTTGTTTATGCTGACACCCACTGCACTGAGGAAGTGTTTGATATTGCCGAGAAGACTATCTTAAAGGCAAAAGCGCTTGCCAGAGACATTCCAATCACCATTATTTGGGATTCGGTTGCAGCCACTTCACCAAAAGAAGAGCTTGACGGTTCGTATGAAAAAATGACCATAGGCTTGCAGGCAAGAGCTATCTCGAAAGGCATGAGAAAGATCACAGGCGTTATCGGCGATCAGAACGTTTTGTTCGTCTGTCTAAATCAGATTAGGACTAAAATTGGCGTCATGCATGGAGATCCAACTACAACGCCCGGCGGGAACGCAATTCCTTTCCATGCCAGCACCAGAATTAAACTTGGAGCTGGACAGCAAATCAAGAATGCCGAGGATGAAGTGATTGGAATCAATGTTTGGGCCAAGACAATCAAGAACAAAGTGGCGCCACCCTTTAGACGAGCTGACTTTAGGATCATCTTTGGAAAAGGAATCGATGAAGGGGAAGAAATGTTTGATTTGCTAAGATCTTCTGGCCCTAAAGAATTCGACAATCACACAGTTTGTGTTGAAGGAAACGGTTCATGGAAAAGCTTCTGGGTCAAGAATGCTGCCGGTGAAACAATCTTGGAGAAAAAGTTCTACAAGAAAGAGTTTAATGAACTTCTAGAAAACGAACCCTACAAAACTTGGATTCTAGGATTGCTTGAAATGACAATGACCAGAACATCAATTCAGGCTGATGAAATAGAAATTGACCACGAGTCTTATGAAGACCTTCGTTCATTGACTGAATACATCTCAGAAAACGAGTTATCTGTTTCTCCGGAGTAAATGACTTGAACTCAGAAAGATCAGTTATGATTGTCGACGCAATGAATCTCTTTGTAAGATGTTTCATTGCCTCACCTCTTATATCTCAAGGACAACACGTAGGCGGAATTGCCGGATTCGTTCAGTCATTGAACAAAATGATCTTTGAAAACAATCCGTCAGAGTGTATCGTGGTCTGGGAAGGAGGCGGATCTCTTCGAAGACGTCAAATCTTTCCAGAATACAAAGGAAAAAGAAAACCACAAAGACTCAATAGATTTCAGGAGACAGGAGTCATTGACACGATTGATAATAGAAACTGGCAAATCAAGTCGATCATAGAAATCTTGAACTACTTACCAATCAGGCAGATTTACATTTCTGATTGCGAGGCTGACGACATCATCGGATATTTGACAAAGTATCATTATAGAGATCAAAAGGTTCTAATTGTATCATCTGATCATGATTATCTGCAACTTGTAAATGAAAATGTCAAAATTTGGTCACCTACTCTAAAGGATTACGTTGATAGAGGTTGGGTTCTGAATCGATATCAGATTACTCCACAAAACTTCTGTTTGGCAAGATGCTTTTCTGGTGATAAGTCCGATATGATTCAAGGAGTTGAAGGGGTAGGAATTAAGACGCTGATAAAGTCATTTCCACAGTTCTCCAGTGAAGATGAAGTTGAAATTGATCAGATTTTGGATTTTGCAAAAGAGTCTGCCAAAACCAGCAAAAAGAAAATCTATGCCAACATCGTTTCCTCAGAAAGTTTGATTAGAAGAAATTTTCAACTTATGTATCTGGATGTGTCTAATCTAAGTGGAAATCAACTCGGAAAACTAATCTCATCCATGGAGATGCCAATTCCTAATGGTCATAAAATGAACTTATTCAAATCAATGATCAGGTGTGGAATACAAACCATAGACATCGATAGAATATTCATGAATATCAATAACACATTAAAATCAAAGGAATCAAATGTCTGATTTTCAAGATCCGCTTTTCAAAACATATGGAAGACACTTTCAGGAAGGTATCTTTCATGGACTCCTTACTGACAAGGATTGGGCTTCTCAAATGTCTGAGGTTATGAGGGCAGACTATTTCGATCTAAAATATCTGGCCTATCTAACCGAGAAGTATTTTGGCTATTTCGAAAAATACAAATGTTTTCCGACATTGCAGCTTTTGGTTTCCATTATCAAAGATGAACTAAAACAACCTACTAATGAACTACTAAAAGAGCAGGTAATTGAGTTTCTATCCAGGATTCGAAATTCTGGTGCCATTGGAGATTTAGCGTATATCAAAGAAAAGTCATTGGATTTCTGTCGAAAACAGGCAATGAAAGACGCCCTGGAAAAGAGTGTCGATCTAATCTCCAAGGATCAATACGAAGAAGTCATTTCCACTATGAAAAAAGCTGTCTCGATAGGAATGTCATCATCAACCGGTCACGATTTCTTTGAGGATGCAGAGGCAAGGTTCGTGAAGATTAATCGTTTTGCTTGCCCTACCGGAATCGAAGCCATCGATGAAAAGGCAGTTTTGAATGGCGGATTAGGAAAAGGAGAACTTGGAGTAATCGTCGCTAACACGGGGGTGGGAAAATCGCATTTCCTAGTTCAAATCGGAGCAAACGCACTTCAGATTGGAAAAAATGTAGTTCATTACACCTTCGAACTAACCGAAACTGCGGTTGGAATTCGCTATGACTCCAATCTCACCGGTATTAATTCTAGTGAAATTCAGGACTCCAAAAAAGAGGTGCTTGATAAATATAATCAGATGGATCTTGGCAGACTAATTATCAAAGAATATCCGACCGGAAGTTGCACAGTTGGAACCATTAGAAATCACCTCGAAAAACTTGCCTTAAAAGGATTTGTTCCCCATCTAATTGTTATCGATTATGCTGACATTATGCGCTCTACTCGTGAATACGACGCCCTTAGAATGGAACTAAAGTTGATTTATGAAGAACTTCGAAATCTTGCGATGGAAAGAGGAATTCCAATTTGGACCGCATCTCAGGCAAATAGAGATTCTTCTTCCTCTGATGTTGTGGGACTAGAAAACATGTCAGAATCGTATGGAAAAGCTATGGTGGCCGACGTTGTTCTTTCTTTGTCTAGAAAACCTACTGAGAAAGCAACCGGTGCCGGTCGTTTGTTTGTCGCTAAAAATCGAGCCGGTAGAGATGGAATTCTATTCCCAGTTCATATTGATACTGCTCGCTCTAAAATCACAGTTCTGGATGAAAATAGTCTTACACTTCAAGAATCTCTATCACAAGACAATTCAGAACGTAAAAAACACCTCAAAGAAAAATGGGAAGAACTTATGGGAGAAAAGAATAAATGACCGTGACTTATAGCAAAGAAGAAGTTCAAAATAGCACATTAGAGTATTTTGGTGGTGATCCACTTGCCTCCGACGTTTTCATGAAGTACGCTCTTCGAGACATTCAAGGAAACATTCTGGAAAAGAATCCTGATGAAATGCACCGCAGAATGGCACGAGAGTTTGCTAGAATCGAGTCCAAGTATCCAAATCCGATGAGTGAAGATGAGATTTATCAGCTCTTCAAGAACTTTGAAAAAGTCGTTCCTCAAGGTTCTCCGATGTCCGGAATCGGAAACAATCATCAATTACAGTCTCTATCAAACTGCTTTGTGATTCAATCCCCGGAAGATTCTTATGGAGGAATCCTCTTCTCAGATCAGGAACAAGTTCAGATCATGAAAAGGCGAGGTGGTGTCGGATTTGATATTTCCACTATTCGTCCTAAAGGCATGATTACATCCAATGCAGCAAAGACAACCGACGGCATTGGTGTCTTCATGGAAAGGTTCAGCAACTCTTGTAGAGAGGTGGCACAAGGTGGTCGCCGCGGTGCCTTGATGCTAACCATTCACTGTAATCATCCGGAACTAGAGACATTCATCAACATCAAGCGAGATCTGAAGAAAGTGACTGGAGCGAACATCTCTATTCGCTTTACTGACGAGTTCATGAACGCGGTTGAAAATGATCTTGAGTTCGTTCAGCGATGGCCGATTCATTCATCAGTAAAGGATGCGCTGGTAACCAAAACCGTAAAAGCCAAAGAAATCTGGAATCAGTTCGTGGATTCTGCATGGGCCTCAGCTGAACCTGGAGCGTTATTCTGGGACACGGTCGAAAGAAATAGTCCAGCTGATTGTTATGAAGACTACAAAAGTATCTCAACAAATCCTTGCGGTGAAATCGTGCTTTCCCCTTACGATTCCTGCCGTCTTATGGTTGTCAATCTAACATCATTCGTCAAAGATCCATTCACATCAAGTTCAAGCTTTGATTTTGAAGATTTTTATCAGACCGTCTTCAAAGCTCAACGACTTATGGACGATTTGATTGACTTGGAGCTTGAATCAATCGACAAGATCATAACAAAAATCAAAGAAGATCAGCAACCTGAAAATGTAAAACAGATTGAACTTGATCTATGGCGTAAAATTGAAGGGGCTGCGCGTCGAGGTCGTCGAACCGGTTTGGGAATCACCGGTTTGGGAGATTGCTTGGCGGCTCTCAATATTCGATACGGTTCAGATGAGTCTGTTAAAATGACCGAGGAGATTTATCGATACCTTGGAATAGGAGCACATGCCTCTTCACTAATCATGGCAAAAGAACGTGGCAGTTTTCCAGAGTTCGACTTCTCCAAAGAAGAAAAGCATGAGTATCTTAGAAAAATGATTACCTCAATTCCATCAGAAAAGATTGAAAATGCTGAACATTTGTGGATGACCAGTGGTCGAAGAAATATCGCATTGACAACAACAGCACCTGTAGGTAGTGTTTCTTGTCTAACACAAACCACTTCTGGAATCGAACCTGCGTTCCTTCTTTCTTACAAGCGAAGACGAAAAATCACCGAAGGAGACTTTGAATCCAAGGTTGATTTTGTGGATGAACTAGGGGATCGATGGCAAGAATACACTGTCTATCATCACTGGTTCAAGAAGTGGATGGATACTACAGGATTGGAAGACGAGAAACTTAGCCCATATTTTGGCGGAACTGCCAACGACATTGACTGGATCAAGAGTGTTGATATTCAGGCAGCAGCTCAACAATCTATTGACCATTCGATCTCGAAAACTTGTAACTTACCCAACAGCGCCACAAAAGAACTGGTTTCCGATGTCTATATGAGAGCCTGGAAGACAGGTTGCAAAGGATTCACGGTTTATCGTGATGGTTGTAGAAATGGTGTGCTGGTATCAACAGAAGAAAAGAAAGAAACAAAGCCTGTCAAATCAGCTCCTAATAGAATGTCTCCTGAACGTCCTAAGGAAATTTCGTGTGATATTCATCATGCAAAGATCAAGGATGTAGATGGTCAATATAGAAATTGGCTAGTCATCGTTGGACTTTTGGAAGGAAAACCATATGAAGTCTTCTGCGGAGTTCGTGAAAATATTGAAATTCCAAGAAAATACAAGCAAGGAATGCTCATTAAAAATGGAAAGAAAGAAGGTGTTTCAACATATAATCTAATCGTTCCAGTTGGTGATGAAGAAAATCTTGTCTTCAAAGACATCATGAATATCTTTGACAATCCTACTCAAGGAGCTTTCACTCGAACCATTTCTTTGGCTCTTCGTCATGGTGTTCCAGTTCAGTATGTGGTGGAACAGCTTCAAAAAGATAAGCATAGCGACATGTTCTCCTTCAGCAAGATTATTGCAAGAGTTCTAAAAGGATACATTCAGAATGGATCAAAAGCCGCCGGAGAAAAATCATGTCCATCATGTGGAAGTCACGATCTAATCTATCAGGAAGGTTGTATTACTTGCGCTAGCTGTGGGTGGTCAAAATGTAGCTAACCTGAACAAGTTAGATTGATTGAATAAAATGATTCCAGGATTATTTCAATCCTGGAATTTCTTTAAGGCAAAAA